CTTGCATTCGTAAAAACAAACGCGAAGCAAAGAAGAAGGATGCTGATGTGGTGGCTCCGGACTGGCTAATTAGCCGGTTCGAAGAGTTGTTGTTTCCCCGTGGACTGCCATTGCCAAATCTAGAAGAAGATCCGGCACGTGAAGAGTCTGACACCAAGGTGTCAGCGGCCCTGTTAAGGGCTGTCACGCTGGTTAAAGACCAGATGGTTAGTGAGGATGTCGCTCGAGACGCGATCGCAAAGGAGCTCGGACTAGGATTATTAACCTGGTCTCGGGTTGCAATGCTGTTGCGACTTTTGGGAGCGGATCCAGACTCATGGAGTCGGAAGGGGTATGTGCGTGACCAGTTCATTTTGACATGGTCGTGTTATCGCACTCTTGACTTGGATATCAAGTGGATCAAATATCACTTGATCGGGTTGGCTAATAGAATCCTTAAACAGCCTCCCCAACGGGTCGAAACCCTATTTGGCGCCGGTGAAAGGGCCGGTTCATTCCTAACGTCGTGTGGCTACGTTGCGTTGCAGACTCTGGTGCGAAAGCACAGGGCCAGCGACGCTTTTACGCTGCTGCATGCGAAAGGTCTGTTCCCGGAACCTACCGACGCTCTGGTCGTGAAATCAGTCGAAGAGACTAAAGCGCGTCTTAGCGCAATTTTCGATCAGCCGGAAAGTGAGTTTTCGTGTGGTTGTGGTGGAGAAGTGGCTCAATCCTGTTGTTGGGCCTGTTGGGACGATCCCGATACCGACCTCTTCTGGATGTATCAGCTTAGAAAGCAGATCCGTCTGGAGTCCCGGCGGTTGGGTTTGGCGTGTCGAAAGAGGGACTCTGGCTGCAAGAGCCACGACATGCCAATTCCGTCTCATCACTCACACACTGCGACAGGACTTGGGGAGAAGTTTCCCTGTGGTTTGTCAGCTGTGACCCTCGCCGAAGGCGGGGCGCTAAATGCTTTCACCAATTGGCTCAAGCGTACTGGACGCTATGAGTCTCTGGGTGAATGTTGTGAGGCGCTCTGTGGCTCCGAGGAACACAGATGTCAATTTACCACACCGGGGGATCTCCTTTACGAGTGGTCGAATCACCGCTTAGAGTTGGCGGCAGATGTTGAACCTAGTCAATACGAACTGGGGAATACGGATGCCATCACTTTCAGGCGGGAAACGAACAACGTCGAGTTCCTGGGCCTCAAGGAGGCTTGCAAAGTGCGTGTGATCTCCAAAGGAGAGCCGACTCGGTACTATCGGCAGAAACTCCTCCAAGTAACCATGGGCAAGGCTCTCAAAAGCTTGCCCAACTACGCCCTGACAGGTCAGCCTCTTGATGCTGACTACTTAAACCAATTCTTTGGCCAGTTCGTCATGGGTCGTGACACGGAAGACGGGACTCCCCCGTCCAAGGATCCTATCAAAGCACACGTGTTGTGCGCTCTCGAATCATTGCCAGACACCGACAGGGTCGGCTGGCTCTCGGGTGACTACTCAGATGCTACCAACCAGATCCGTGGTTGGGCGTCGGAGTTGTGTGGAATGGAAGTGGCGAAGGCCTGGGGATTGGATTCCCAGGCGACAGAAGACCTCGTGGGTGGACTAGTGCACAATGTCCTGCCCGGTGGCTTGCCTCAACATGAGGGGCAGCTAATGGGGGCTCCTGTCAGCTTCACGGTTCTGTGTGTCATCAATGCGGCTGTCATCTCGACAGCATATCATCGGCC